TTTGGCAAGGGCAATGTAGTCACAGCTGGCACAAAAGGAATCATAGTAGGTGATGGTCAGACCTTAAGTGAAAGTGGTATGGTGGTGAGTAACCTAACTGTGACTGGCACAATCAATGGTGATGTTGTAGTACCTTACAAGAAATATGTAGCTACAATTAGTCAGACTGGCACAGCAGACCCAACGGTCACAGTACTTGAGAACACAATAGGTGACATAGTGTGGACAAGAGTAGGAGTAGGTCTTTACTCAGCTGATTTATTAGGAGCTTTCCCTACTCAAGATAAAGTATATTTATCCATTAACAACACATTAGCTTCACTTTACATAACTGAGTTTAAGTGGGGTACAATTGATAATGTGAATGTTAATACTTATGATTTTAGCATCAGCTCTATAGATGGAGCAATGTCTTTTAACACAATAGAAATTAGAGTTTATGAATGAAGTTGAGATACCATTAAAGGTCACTGGAATAGGTGCAATTAAGGCAGAGTTAAGAGAGTTAAAAGGTGCTATTGCTGATGCAACAGATCCTGAGTCAATTGCCAAGCTATCACAGAGAGCTGGTGAGCTGAAAGATAAGTTAGCAGATGCAAATGAGGCTGTGAATAACTTTGCTACTGGATCTAAGTTTGAGCAAGTGAGCAACTCATTAGGTGGTATCAAGGACTCATTGTTATCATTAGACTTTGAAGAAGCTCAACAAAAAGCTCAAGTCTTTGCTAGTGCATTAGGTAACGTCAATCCAAAAGAGATAGCGGCTGGATTCAAAAACTTCACTGGTGTCATCAAAACTATGGGTAGTGCATTCGTTAAGTTAGGAGTTCAAATCCTAGCTAACCCTATATTCTTATTGGTGGCTGTTATAGTTGCTATAGTTGCAGCAGTTGTGATGGTGCTTAAATACTTTGGTGTGCTTGATGCTGTACTTAAAGCTCTAATGGCTCCTATCAACATGATTATTGATGGATTCAAGGCATTGACTGACATGTTAGGATTCACGAGTTTTGCAGCCGAAGAGAATGCTGAGGTTGTTAAGAAGACTGAGGAGGCTAAGAGGGAGCAAATGAATGAAACCCTAGCTAACAGAAAGAAAGTCGCTGAGATGACTGCTACAATGAGCAGAGAAGAGATAGCAATGATGGAGGAGTTAACTGGTGTACAGATTGACACATCTAAGTCATCATTTGACATTGAGAATCAGAGACTACAGAACAACCAAGCATCACTTGAGGCACAGCTTGACTCACTACAAGCTATTGAGGATGCTGGTGGTGAGCTTACAGATGAGCAAATTAAGGATAGAGAGAAGCTCAAAGATGAGTACAAGAAGAATAATCAAGCAATAGAGGAGAACGAAAGAGCTAGAGCTAAGGCTATCATTGAAATCAATCAGAGACAGAATGACTTATTAATTAAGTCACGTATGAGATTGATGGCTGATGAGAATGAAAGAGCTAAGGCACAACTTAAACTTGACAAAGAGAAAGAGATTAAAGAGCTTAACATCTTGATTAGGAATGCTAAGGTATTAGGTCAATCAACCAAAGGATTTGAAGAAGCTAAGTTAAACACCATAGCATTCTATGCTAATGAAGCTACTAAGATAGATACTAGAGTTGCTGATGAGGCTAAGAAGACAGCTGAGAAACAAAGAAAAGAGAATGCTGATAGACAGAAGGCTAACTATGAAAGCTATGTTAAGTCATTAGAGCAGAAATTAAAAGCTACTAAGGACTCCAATAAGGTATTAATATTAGCTACAGAAGAAGGTACTCAAGCGAGAGTAGATGCTGAGGTCAAAGCACTCCAGGTAGAAGTTGACTACATGGCTAAGAATGCTAAGGCATTTAAACTTAGTCAGGATCAATTAACAATTATTAGAGCTGAGACACTTAAGCAACAAGAAAAACTGCAAGAAGACTACAATAAGAAGGTCACTGATGCAACCAATAAAGAGAATTTAGCTAAGGCACAGAATGACTTGTTGATAGCTAAAACAGATGAGGAAAAGTTTGAAGCTAAGATTAAACTACTTGAGGCTGATGCTAAGGTTAAGCTACAGAATGAGGAGCTAACAGCTATTGAGATAAAGAATATCAATGACCAGTTAGCAGTTGATTTGGGAGCAGTTGAAAAGGCTAAGACTGATTTAGCTTTTGATAAGACAAAGAAATTAATTGATGCTGAAAAATTAAGAGTTGAAACTGCACTCTCATTAGCGGCTTTTGAGCTTGAAAGATTTAAAGGCAATAAAGATGAGGAGATAAGACTTAATAATGAATTCTTAGCTCAACAATTGGCTGTACTAGATGCACAGAAGTTAGCTGAGCTTAACAACTTGAATCTATCTGAGACTGAGAAAGAAGCTATCAGAGAGAAGTTTAGACAAGCTAAAATCACAGCAGAAGAAGCTACAGCTAAAAAGATTGAAGAAATTGAAGCAGAGGCTACAGCTAAGACTTTAAAGAACATCAATGATGGATTTGATACTACTAAGCAAGCACTAGGAGCTATCACAAGTATTCAAGAAATTAGTAGCAGAAATAAGCTCAAAAATGTTGAGAAAGGTAGCAAGCAAGAGGAGGCTATTCTTAAGCAACAATTTGAGCAACAAAAGAAAATGAACTTAGCAATGGCTGCAATCAATGGAGCTCAAGCTATCTTAGCAATCTTATCAGTTCCTGACTTCACATTAGGTATTGCATCTGGAATAAGAATAGCGGCATCTATAGCGGCTACTGCAGCATCTATCTCTGCTATCTCTGCTACATCTTTTGAGGGTGGAGGAAATGCTCCAACTCCAGTAAGCGGTGGTACTTCACAGACTAATACTGGACCAATGGCTACACCTAACCTATTTGGCAATAGCAATAACGCTAATAATGTTGGTGGAGAGAACCAGAACAATGACCAATCAACACCTAACTTTACAGTCACAGCTGTAGTAAGTGAGACAGAAATGACCAATACACAGAATAGAGTTAACAGAATCCAAAGAAACGCAGAACTATGACCAGTTATCAAGCACTAATAAACAAGATTGAAGCATTTTACAACGATCATTTACAAGTTAAGAAAGTAGGTAGTGACTTCAATGAGCAGTTACCTAACTTTGCTACTAAGGATGAGAGGTATCCTTTAGTTTTTATCACTCCAATTGTGGCATCTACTACAATGGATGTGAACACAATTAGCTTAGAGGTGTATTGCTTAGACATCATCCAAAAGGATAGAGCTAACATCACAGTGATACTGTCAGACTGCCATCAGATTCTAGTAGATTTAATCAATTATTTCAATTTTAGTAATGATTATAGCTTTGACATTGTAGGCTCACCATCTATCACTCCATTGAATAATCAGCTACTTGACTATGCGGCGGGTTGGGTGATGAGCTTAGATGTTGATATCAGCAATTGGACTAATTGCCAAGTGCCTCTTATAACTAATTTACCATCTTAATACAATATAGTTATGGCGTATAGAAGACAGAAGATTTCACAGATGCCTCCTAAGGGAGCTAACCTTGAGCCTACAGACTTACTAGAGATTAGTGAAGTTAGTGGCACTGGCTACATCACTAAGTCAATCACTGGTCAAGAAATAATTGATGCGGCTGGTGGTGGTAGTCAGGACTTACAGCAAGTTACTGACATAGGAGCTACTACTACTAATGCAATTACTGTTACAGCTGGATCAAGTGAAATCACTACTATTACTGGAATAGATATCAAGGTAGAGAATACTCTTGCAGACACTTACGCAACATTGAATGACACTGGACTCTTAGCTCTTAAAACTGGAGCAGAAGAAAGTACACTAAAAAATACAGCAGTTACCAATGTTGGTGTTGTTCTTGAGTTTCCTAACAAAACTACTGGGAGCTACACTATAGCTACTACTAGTGACATTCCAAGTGTTAGTGGATTTGTACCTTACACTGGTGCTACAGCTGATGTGAACTTAGGTACGTTTCACCTAGATGCTGGTAAAGGTACATTTAACCACAACGGTAGTACAGATACTCTTACAGCTAATCACACAAGCGGTAGTGGAATAGGTTTGCTTATCACTAAGGGTGGTGCTAATGAAGGACTTAAAGTCAATAAGACATCAGGTAGTGGGAATGCGGCTACAATAATTGGTACTCTTGAAGCTACTACATTGGTTAAGACTGGTGGAACATCTGCTCAATTTTTAATGGCTGATGGCTCAGTAAGTACATCTATGACTCCGAGAGTTCAAACGGTTACTTCAAGCGCAACGGTTACGGCGGTTAGTACAAATGATATAGTAACCATCACAGCTCAAGCAGTTGGTTTAACGTTGGCAAATCCAACTGGTACATTTTCAGAGGGTCAATCTTTGATTATAAGAATTAAGGACAACGGCACGGCAAGAACAATAGCTTACGGAACTAATTTCAGAGCAATTGGAGTAACAGCACCAACAACAACGGTAGCTAATAAAACAACTTATATAGGTTGTATTTATAATTCAACAGATACGAAATTTGATATTGTAGGGACATGTACAGAAGCCTAATTTCTTTAATGCCAAAATTCAGCTTTGACCCTGATGCACAAGCGTTCATAACAGCGGCTGCTATTACTGATAACACCCAAAAGAATGCTATTAACACTTTGGTTATTGACTTGAAAAGTTACGGTATTTGGAATGATTTACTTGCAATATATCCAGTAGTAGGTGGCACAGCTTCACAGCATAAATTTAATTTAAAAGACCCTAGAGACTTAGACGTTGCTTATAGATTGACTTTCTCAACTGGATGGACACACTCAACAAATGGAATGACACCAAATGGAACTAGTGCTTTTGCGAATAGTTTTTTAACACCAAATGTAAATATACCAACAGGGGGCGATTCATTGCATTATTATTCAAGAACAAATGCAACTTCAGTAACCGATTATTTAATAGGTTGTGAAACTTTACTACCAACAACTATTTTGGGTTTAGTTGGTAAAAGGACTGCAAATGGTAGAGGATTTTACGTGAGTTCAAATCCAAGTTTGTCCTATCAAAATGCACAACAAGATAATTTAGCAAGGGATACAAGGGGATTATTTAGTGGAACTGGTAATGGTGCAAACACTTATTTTTATTTAAAAGGAATACAGTTGGCGACTAATACAACTTTGCAAACATTATTAACAAGAGCAACTAATATTTTATATCTTGGAGCTTCAAGAAGTAACGTTGGAACGGCAGTAAATTTTACAAGTAAAGAGTGTGCTTTTGCTGGAATAGGAAAAGAAATGACACCGACTAAATTAGTAGATTTAAATACGATAGTACAAGCATACCAAACAACACTAAGTAGACAAGTATGATAGAGGGTAGAATAGTAACAACAGAAACAGCTCAAGAATTACAAGGGGTATTCTTTGACTCAGATACTTTTTTTAACTTTGTTCAAGATATTAACGACGTTTATTTCTTATTTTTGAGTAGCTCAGATGAGATTGACATTGCACCAACTGAATACGCTTATTTATTAGAAATACCTTTGAGTGAATATATACCACCAATAACACCAATACCACTAGACTAATGGCATACGCAAAAAATGGTGAATTTAACATCCTTTATCCTACTAGAAGGAAGGTAGCTAATGTGCTCAAGAAAATTATCTTAGATGAAAATCTCATTGACACTAGAACTCTTTATGATTCAATTCGAATCAATGCAAAAGTGAGCACTGAAGGCAATCTTCGGATTCAAATTGTAGCAGCTTATTACTTTGGATTTCTAAATAATGGTACAATAACAATACTACCATTTAATTTGGTACGTAAGTTTAATGCTAAGCTTGAGCAAGAAGGACTAATCAATGAAATGTATGGTCAATACATAGCTTATGTAGCTAATAAATTCCCTATCTTAGAACTTGGAGGCTTACTTCGTCAAAAGGTAGTAGTAATTTATGACTTTGAGCCATTGTTCGGTGAGTTCTTTAACACATTAGATGTTTAATTCTTTCTTCATAGCTAACATATTGAAGGTCATGATTAGTGGTAGGTTGGTGACCTCTTCAAATTTAGTTAGGTCTTCATTACATAGGCTGTAGATTAGTCTTTCCCAACCCCATTTGAGCTCACTCTTCTTAAGCTGTAAGTCCTTAGACTCTTGAGAGTTGGTAGGTTTCTCCTCATCATCACTATCATTGTCATCGTGGAATAAGTTGCCATAGGTATCCATAAAGTTCTCTCTAAAAGCTATGAACTCAGGAATAATTCCATAAATATCATTGATACAATAATCATCAAATAGCTCATATCTTTGTCTAGGAGAGAAGTCATAAGGCTCAAAGACAGTAACACCCCACTGATTGACTGACTTTTGTCTATAAAGAATGGATGCAATGTGACAAATGTTCTGATTATAGTCTTTAGAGAAGTAGTGCTCAAGGTCAATATACTCACCAACAGTCAATTTATCTAGTGACTTGAAATGATAGTCATCAAGTTGGTGCTTGTATTGCTTAGATGGCTCAGAGTTCACGAATTTTATCTGATTAATCATGTCAGTCACCTCCTCAATATCAAGGTCTTCAAGTTCCTCAGAGCTAACATCAGCTAAAATAGCAAGTATTTCTATCTCTCTATTGAACACCTCAGGTATTGTGTACAGCTCTCGAATCTCTTTGAACTGCAGAACATCAATCTCACTCCAAGATTTCGGCAGGTGCATCCTTAGGTATGTGTTTAGATAACTTCTGACCAATCTCCACTAGGTAAGGGACTGCTAACTCCGCTTTCAATTCTCTGATTAACTTTGCTTTTAATTTAATGTGTGCATCTGAATAGTGCTCTACCTTAGTCAAGTCATTACGCTTGAATAGAACAGCTAACAACTCAGAGATATAGCCTTTGTGCTTTGAATGCATGATCTTCTCAATGTGCTTAGTATCTTTTACAGATAGCTTGAACTTATCCTCAAATGCAGTATAAGTGTAGCCATCTATCTCAAGTGTGTTTACTAGCTCAGGCTTTCCTGATAAGTCATTAAAAGATTTTACTAACTCTTTAAACTCTTCAATCTCCACATCATCCCATTTGATTGTGGGCACTCCTAAGAATTCAAACACTTGCAAATGTTTGTCAATAGCATCTAGCTCAGTGTTAGCATGTATAGTTGTGATTGTTTCAAATTGCTGTACCGTCAACTCATTCAATTGGTTAGGTACTTCAATGCCTAATATTGTTACCATAGATTTTAATTTTTAACAAATATAATACTTTTTACAATATAGGCATGGATAGACCAGTCTATAAGATAACAATTGAGGATGAATATGCTGATGGTGAAAACTTAGGCATAGAAATGATTGCTTTTACTTCAAAGCCTGCTATTAAGGTTAAAGGTATGGCATTCAATTCTCATGTAGCTATGACGTTCAAAGATGATGTTAAGATGAGAGTAGTTGCACCAGCAATGATTCCAATGAACATCTACAGAAAAGATGAGGATGGTGAAGAGTATGACGTTCAATTCTCAGCTGAGGTGATTGAACAGATCCATTCTAAATTCATGCAGAATCTACAGAACAAAGACATCTTTAACTTAGAGCATGACACTACTAAGAAAGTCCCAGCTTACATCTTAGAGGCTTGGATAGTAGACAACCCAACTAATGACAAGGCATTCACTACTTATGGCATTGAAGCTCCTAAGGGGACATTGATGTTAACAAGTCAAGTGACAGATAGAGCTTACTATGATGAGCTTGTTGAGTCAGGTCAAGTAGGTTATTCTATTGAAGGCTTTTTAGGTATGAAATTATCGGAACAAATTAAATTAAATACTATGAAATTACCTGATGGAGAACATCTAATCGAGGATAAAATCTATGTCGTAAAAGATGGAGAAGTTATTGAGATTAAAGATGTACCTACAGAGATGGAGGCTGAATTATCAGCAGACCCAGCTGTAGAAGAAGAAGTAGCTGATGCTGAGGCTCAAGCTACAGAAGAAGCTGAAACAGAAGAGGTAGCTATGGCTATTGATCCAGCTGTAGATGCTGAGGCTATTATTGCTATTGTGAGACCTTTATTAGAGGAGCACATGAATTCAGTTATCTCTATGATTGCTGGTTTAAAAAATCAGATTGAAGAATCTATAGCAGTAGAGACTGAAGAAGAAGTTGAGTCAGTTGCATTGACTGCTCACGAAAAGTTTAAAGAATTTGTAAAATTTTCAAAATCAAAATAAAATGACACGTAACCTAAAATTCGACCTAGACATCGAAACAAATGCACTTTTGTGTGCGAACCCAGATGAGTTTTATTCAAAAGCATACTTATCAAGTCCTGACATTGCTAACAACTTCAGAACTTTACCAGGTATCAAGAGCAAGACTAAATTAGCAAATGTTACTTTTGGCTCTTTATTGAAAGAATCAACTTGTAACTTTACAGCTCCTACAGATACATTGGATGCAATTGACATTGATGTATGTGCTTTATCAGCTATGGCTCAACTTTGTCAATTTGACTTAGAGCAGTCTTTCTTAGCTTTGCAAATGTCTCAAGGCTCAAATGGTGATTTCACAGTTGCATCATTTATGTCTTACTACTGGAATGAAATGGCTAATGTTATTGGTCAAGACTTAGAGTTGTTAAGATGGCAAGGTAACACTGCATCTGAGGATTCTTTATTGTCTTTATGTACTGGATACTTGTTTCCAATGTTCTATGATACTGATATTATCGGTTTATATGATGGTGCTATCACTACTGCAAATGTATTGACTGTATTAGAGTCAGTTGTTAACGCTGCTCCTGGTACAATTTCACGTAAGAAAGCAGACTTAAGATTGTATGTTTCAACAAATGTAGCTAATGCATACGAGTTGAAAGCGGCACAAGGTAACACACAAACTTATGTGACTTTACCATTAGGCTTGACATTCTTAGGAATCAATGTAGTAGTATGTGAAGGTATGCCTGACAATACTATCTTATTGACTTTGAGAACAAATCTTATCTATGCATTTGATGCTGAGGGAGATTCAAAAGCATTGAGAGCTGTGAACTTATCTGACACTGTAGCTGAGCCTTACTTAAGAACTCGTGCTAACATGAAGGCTGGTTTCCACTATACTAACCCATCTGAGATAGTGTTGTACAACGCATTCTACATCTAAGACATATAAGGGAGGTAGTAATATCTCCCTATTTTTTAACTTTAAAATATAAGAAAATATGGCATGTGATGCACTTCAAACCATACAGAAAAGTTGTGATAACAACACTGGTGGTATTTATAAATTCTTTGTCAATCAACAAGATAATGTTGATATGACTACATTGTCAGTTGATCCAGCTGATGATTACTTAATTGACACTTTAGACTTAGTAGGTGGAGCTGATCCATTTATTGAATTTGAATTCAGACGTAACACTTCAAGCTACACAGAGGAGTCGAACATTGACTTAATCAATGGCTCTTCATTTGTAACTCAGACAATTAACTTGATGTTTCACAGACGTGAGTCAGTTAAGTCTAGTGCTATCAAGGTGTTAGGCTCAGGTCAGCAATATTTAAGTGGTATTGTTCAAGATGCTAATGGGTTATATTGGTTCTTTCCTTACTTGCAGTTAACTGCTACTGGTGAAGGTTCTGGTACAGCTAGAGCAGACGGTTCTAAGTATTCAATCACTTTGCTTGCAGAGAATGAATTTTTAGCTTACCAAATTGAAGAATCTGTAGTGACTACTTTGACTACAGTAGCTCCATAATCTATTCTTCTCCATAGATAAAGAGGCCTTGCAGAAATGTAAGGCTTTTTTTTAATTAAAATTTTCTCTAAGTACAATATAGGTATGATATATCTTGAGAAAGACTCAACTAATAGCTTTGTACTGACCTTAACAGAAGTCACTACACTATCAAATGCTTACTATTTATTTGAGTTCGAGGATGAATTTAACACAACATCTAATCCTATCTATTGGCAAGGTGTTGATACTTCATTGTGGCCCTCAAGATTTAACCTATTCACTATTGAAGACCCTATCGACATTGACTTTATTAAAGGTCAGTACAGATATAAGGTCTATGAAAGCTCTGTACCTACATTAGATCCAGTTGGATTGACAATGATTGAAGAGGGTAGAATGGTAGTGGCTGGTGCAATTATTAACTCAATATACGACTAATGGCTTGGTATAACAGATTCATAGGCACTAAGCCTCAGACAACAACAGAAGTAGTAGAAGGCTATCAATCATTCTCAACACCATTCGGTAGAGTAGGGGATGCTAACTTATCACTCCCTTATGTTAATGGTAGATTTCAAATAGCTGGATACATACCATTCGGTCAAGATAACATGTTCCCTGAGCTATTAAACCAGCTCTACTATACATCACCTTTACATGGTGCAATTGTAGACTTTAAGACTAACTCAGTAGTAGGTGGTGGATATACTCTTAAGAGTGAAGGAATGACCAATGAGGACAAACTCAAGCTCTATACATTTGAGAAAAAAATTAAACTTGGCAAAGTAGAAAGAGCAATAGCTCAGCAGTTGACTGTACATCACAGAGTTTACTTCAAGTTGTGCTACAATGCTAAGAGAGAGCTGTACAAGATTTATAATGTGTCACCTGAGAAGGTAAGAATTGCTAGAGATAAGCAGACTTACTTTTTATGTGATGACTGGTCAGCTAGAATTGACGTGACAAGTATCAAAAAATACCATCCTACTAATAGTGACCTAGAGCAGTTGTATGTTTACGAAATTATGACCTTAGGCCAAGAATGGTATCCATTACCACAGTACACTAGTGCTCTTAACTTTGCTTTCCTTAGTGGAGAGTTGAGCTACTTCGCAAAGAGTAACATTCAAAATAGTGTGTTCCCTTCATTTGCTATGATGTTTCCTAAGAGACCACAATCAGAAGAGGAGAAGTCAATGATTAAGCACACCATTGATAGGTTGAAAGGTGCGGCTAATGCTGGAAAGGCAGTTGCATTCTTTGCTAACTCAGCTGACCAACTACCAAAGATTGAATCACTACCTACAAATGGCAATGATAAGCTCTTTCACGAGGCCTCAGCATTGAACACAGAACAGATATGCTTTGCTCACACAATTGACCCTATCCTTATGGGTGTTCGCACTACTGGATCATTAGGTGGAGGAGCTGATATTAAGCAAGCCTATGTCATCTTTGAAAAAAATGTAGTGATGCCATTAAGATATCAAGTTGAAGAGATAGTTAATGAGCTTTTGGAGATTGCTAAGATACCAGGAGAATATACTATCAACAACTTTCAAATTATCAATGAGACAATTGTGGAGATTGAAGGTGATGCATCTAAAACAGCTGACGCAATTAACTCACTATCACCATTGGTGGCTACAAAAGTACTTAATGCAATGACTCCTAATGAAGTGAGAGCTCTTGCATCCTTGCCTCCTATTGAAGGTGGTGACGTAATACCAACTGAAACACCAGTACTATGATCTACTTTATAACTGAAACCTATCTAAAGGTCAATACACCAATAACAGCTAATGTAGATGTGACTGATGTTACTCCATACATAGCTACTCAAGCACAATTGAGAGTAATGCCTATCTTAGGTACTACTTACTACAATTACTTGCTTGGAGCTTACAATGCTCAGACTCTTACCAATGATGAGGAGACACTTGTTACTTTTATTCAGCCAGTAATAGCTTGGAGAAGCGCTGAAGATGCTATCTTTGGATTGACCTATCAGTTAAAAAATAAAGGATTGCAGACACAGTTTGGTGACTTCTCAGCATCTGTGAGTAGAAGTGAAGTAGCATTCGGAATGGAGCACTATGCACAAAAGGCTTCATTTTATGAGCAAAGATTAATCAGATACTTGATAGCTAATAAAGACCTTTATCCTGGATTCACAGATAAGACTAATAGAGACACTGACCTTAGACCAATGATAGATGAATGTTCTTGCAATTGTGTAGGTCAATGCCATAGTGGATGCCCTTGTGGAGGAATGAGAGAAAATGGTTATAACAATTCAATACTTATACTCTAATGGCATTCAACGAGATAGCATTTACAATTATTACAGTTTTATTATCAGCTATTGGCTACTTTCTTAAAGGTGTACATAGTGAAATTAAGGCTATAGTAAGTGAGCAGAAAGATATAGTAGCTGATATGATTCATCTTAAAAGTAAGATTGACCTAGTAGACAATGAAGCGAGATTCAGAAGTGACTCAATTGAGAAAATGACACAGCTTGAAATCAAGCATTTAGCTGAGCACATCAGTGAGCTCACTCAATCAGTGAAAAAACTAATCGAAATACAACTAGTAAGATGACACTAAAAGATAGATGGTGCTCCAAAACACCTAATTTTTGGCTTAGAGTAAGGAATTTATCAATCACTATCGGTACTATTGGAGCTGTCTTATTGACTTCACCATTCACACTACCTACTATTGTAGTAGATATGGCTGGATACTTAGTCACAGCTGGCACTATTGGAGCTACTTTATCTCAACTAACAGTACAAAAATGATGGAGATTCTGTTAGCATCTGTATGTGGTATGGTGTTAGGCCTAATTGCAATTTATTATTATGAAATATAGTTGGTTAGAAGAGGAGAAAGCTCCGAAAATCTTAGTACAAGCTATCAAGTTGATAGGTACTAAGGAGATAGTAGGCAAGGCACACAATCCAGTCATCTTAGATTGGGCTAGACAGCTTGGAATTAAGTCATACACTAATGATGAAATCCCTTGGTGTGGACTATTTATTGCTTACTGTGCTCACAAGGCTGGTGTTCAAGTAGTAGATGGGCCATTGTGGGCTCTTAATTGGGCAAAGTATGGCACACATGTCAATCAGCCTATGTTAGGTGATGTGTTAACATTCAAGAGAGATGGCGGAGGTCACGTAGGAATCTATGTTGGTGAGGATAGAACACACTATCATATAATTGGTGGAAATCAAGGCAATGAAGTTAACATCATGAGGATTGCTAAGGTAAGGCTACATGAAGCTAGAAGAACAGCATGGAAAATAGCACAGCCAGCTAATGTAAGAGTAATAAAATTAGAGAGTCAAGGTAGAATCTCAACAAATGAAGCATAATGAAAGAACCAAAAAAGAAAAAAGACATCAACATCAACATTGACACTAAGAATGTTGATATTAAAGTGACACGTAAAGATGGTGTTACAGACGTTAAAGTAGACACTCCCAAAGTAGACGTAGACTTTCATAAAGAAAGTGACTCTAAGAGCTTTAAAATCGATACTGAGAAGGTAGACGTACAAATCACCAATGGTGAGGTGAATGTAGATGTGAATGAGCAATCAGGATTTGTAGGAAAGTTAATAAAAATCTTGCTCAGAAGAAAAAAATAGTTATATTTGTACCGCATGTATATTGTTTGGTTACAATAACACCTAAGAGGGATGATCTAGAGATAGTTTATCCCTTTTTTAATACACCAGCTATGGTTAATGGATTGGGGTGTCCCTGGTCGCCCACACTTAGCTGGTTTTTTTATGCAATCAAATGTTAAAATATGTTAAAATATTTGCATAAGTGAAAAGACTTACTAACTTTGTTTCATAATTATTAACCAAAACAATAAATCATGGAAGGAAAAATCGTTTATTTATTAGTGCTTTACAGCATAGTAGCAACAATCAAAATTTTAACCTTAAAATCAAAGTAACATGCAAAATTTAATCAAACACATCATTGAACAAGAGAAACATTGCTGGGACATGTATCTATTTTCACTAAGACAATTTGGTGCTGAGTCTGAACCAGCAACAAGATGGAGATCATACTGGCATACATATTCAGACATGATTAAACAGTTCAACTTGACTGCTGCTAAAAAAAGAAATCTGAGCACATTCAAGCATAAAAAGTATACAACCATCAAAACTTGTGAGCTATGATTTGTCCTGACTGCAATGGAGAAGGTACTATTGAGGTACACTTCTGCACATTTGGTAATGAAATTCACTACACTGAAGAGGAGTGTGGCTGTAATAACGGACAAATTGAAGAGCATGAACTTAGCTGATATTGAAAGTTATTGGGCTAAAAGAGGCCACTTTGACATCCAACTATACATTAACTACCTAAGAGCAAAAAATGAAAACATACAGAGTAACAATGAAAGACAAGTCCTTCAAGATAGTGAAGGCATACGATCAACAACATGCCATTCTACTGGTAGACAGATGGCCAGTATTAATCTTAAAAATTGAGGAGCTATGACACCGAAAGAGAAAGCAAAAGAGTTAGTGGATAAATATTCATGCTATTTTTATGGAATTGATAAAGATTTATTTGAAGATGTTATTCTTCATGATGATTCAAAAGGATGTGCATTAATTGCAGTTGATGAATTAATAAAAGAAGAACGCAAAACAGATGATTATTACGAAATAGGAAGTTATTGGCAAGAAGTTAAACAACAAATACAAGAGCTATGAACAACCAACAAAAGCTCCTAGCTGTAGTGGCATTGCTACCAGTGCTTGCTGACTTGATTGAAGATGTTAAAATTTATCACCAATCAAAGAGATACGCTAACTTGTTTATCAATGAGGTCAGAAAGGTAGATAACATTGTTATACATGACGCAGAGCTAGAAGCACAGTCTCAGCAAGTGAATATCCAAAGAGCATTCAGACAATGGTTAGAAACAGAATTTAAAGAAGAGCTATGACACCTAATGAAATCATAAGACAAAGATTTCCTCATGAAAGGACTCAAGGTATTGCTGATGATTTAGGATTGACTTATTCTCAAGTAGCTAACAGAGCTTTCTCAATGGGACTTAAAAAGACACTAGAATTTAAAAGCTCTATGGCATCAGGTAGATACAATCTAATTGAAGGTGGTAAAAAATTTAGGTTTAAACCTGGTAATATACCATTTAACAAAGGTAAAGAAATGCCATCAGAAGTCTATGAGAAAGCCAAAGCTACAATGTTTAAAAAAGGTAATAGACCTTATAACTGGAAACCTGATGGAACTATAGTAGAGAGAAAAGATGCTGATCAAAGTGGTAGAGTATATCTGTACTACAAGATAAAAGATAGCAAGTGGATTCTTTACCATAATAAAATATGGATTGATGCTAATGGACCAATACCAAAAGGTAACATTATTAGATTCATTGATAGTAACACCAGGAACTGTGACATCTCTAATCTTGAAATGGTATCAATGAAAGATAACATGCTCAGGAATAGCATCCAAAGATTCCCTCAAGAAATACAACAAGTAATTAAATTAACAAGTAAACTAAACAAGAAAATAAATGGCAAGAAACAAAATCAGTGATCTACGTGACCACATGTTTGCAGCACTAGAAAGACTTAATGATGAGTCTTTAAGTAATGAACAGATTAAAGAAGAGGTAGATAAGGCAAAGGCTATTAGCTCCATTGGATCTGTTATCATCAACTCAGCTAAGCTAGAGGTAGACTTTATCAAAGCTACTGGAAGGATAGACTCAGACTCTGACATTTTTAAGAATATTGACCAAAAGAAACTATCATGATAGAAAAAATAAAATACATGATTGAGCTACACAACCTGACCAATAGTAGTAGACAAAGAGACTTGGTGTACAAGCGAGACTACATTTTCTCTGAGCTTTTTAAATTGAAATTTAACTTATCCGAAATTGGTAGAATGTTAAACAAGCACCATGCAACTGTACTTAATGGAATAAAAATAGACAAGCAATTTCAAAATTGTGACAAGATTTATGATGACATTATTGCACCAATTAAAGACTATCTCTATCCTAGTGATAGACCAGTTGAGCTACCTAAGTACTCTATCTTTGAGGATGTTATCAAGTGTAACAACACCACAGATTTAAGGATAATTAAGGAGAGAATAGCTAATGACCAGTACTTAGAGCGTGACAAGTGACAACTCTTCTTATGGGGGGTAGCTAGCTTTTTTAAAAAAACAAGGGGGACACCCCCAAAAAAAGTTGTCTAGTTGTCACGCTTTTGCTGTAACTCAATACCAGTATAGCTTATATGCGTGACAACTAGTTTTGAAGTTGTCCCATAGTTGGCACGTTTGTCACGCATTTGGATAATTAAAAATTATTATTACATTTGCAAAGGGGTTGTCGGAGGCATCCACATAAAAAGTTTTCTTGCTACTTTTCCCCTTCTTTTTTTTAGCAAGAATAAAAACAAGAGTTATGAAAAAAATATCTGTATTCAAATCACTTTTTAAGTCAAAAGAGACACCATTCAATCTTAATCCAGCTGAGGTAGTTGCAAGAATAAGATTAGGAACTCCTGAACTGATTGAAAAAATCAATCTAATTAGGTCAGTAGATAAGAAAGACCCAAGATATTCAGCATCAAAGAAAGAACTAAATGCAATCATGTTCAATGGTACATTCTCTGAAAGGACTGCCAAAGGATTGATTGAGCACTCAGGACTTTGTGTATTAGACTTTGATGGTTATCCATCTACTGAGGTAATGGTAGCTGAAAGAGAAAGATTAATTAATGACCCTTATGTTATAATAGTTTTCACTTCTCCTGGTGGTAATGGACTGAAAGCTGTCATAAGAATACCTGAGTCAACTGCTGTAGAACATAAGAGAAGGTTTCTTGCTTATGCTGAATACTTTAAATCTGACTATTTTGACTCAAAAAATCAAGATGTTAGTAGAGTATGCTTTGAGTCTTATGATCCTGATATTTATTTCAATGAATTCTGTTTAGTATTTGAAGGAATTACTCAAGATAAAGGATTTGATTACATTGAGAAGCCTCCAGTGTGCATACTGCAAGATGAGAATAAGAAGCTAGAATTGATTGAAAAGTTTAAATTTAAGACTTCATTCTCAGATGGTAGTAGAAATTTCTTTATTTTTGAATTAGCATGCTGTCTTTGTGACTATGGCATCAATCAAGATGTGGCTGAGCAGTATCTGTACAATAAGTACACTACAAATGAAGACTTTACTCACTCTGAAATGCTATCAGCTATCAAGTCAGCTTATAAAAAGAGCAACTTTAACAGCAAGTACTTTGAGGATAGATTAACAATTGACAGAATCAAGCTAAAAGTTAAGAATGGAGTAGATGATGAGCAAATAAAGAAGGATCACAACATCACTACAGATGTTCTAATTGACATTAAAGAGGATAGTGGTAGTGATGACATCTTTTGGACTGTATCTAAAAAAGAGATAGTAACAATTGAGCCTTTAAAATATAGTAATTTTCTAGTAAAAAATGGATTTAACAAGTTTTATCCTGAGAATGCTGAGAAACCTACATTTGTCAGAGTCATTGAGAATAAAGTTAGGCTGTCTTCTGTAGATCAAATCAAAGACTTTGTACTTACCTATCTAATTAAGAAGGGACAAATTAACATTTGGAATCATTGCTCTAGGTCACCTTATTTATTCTCTGAGAATCATCTTAACATGATTGATTCAGTTAGCCTTAAAATGTTGCAAGATGGTCATGATTGCTCTTATCTACCATTTCTAAATGGTGTTGTTAAAGTGACTAAGGATGAGTCTAAGATGTTAAGCTACATTGATGTTGATGGCTATATTTGGGAGAATCAAATTATAAATAGAGAATTTCACCTGGTGAATGATTTTAATAATGACTTCTTAGACTTAGTGCAAAAAGTATCTAATGAAGAGCCTAAGAGAATAGCTGCACTACAATCAACACTAGGTTATTTAATCCATGGATATAAGGATAGGACAAATCAAAAAGCAATCATCTTTAATGATCAAGAAATAGATGAGAATCCCAATGGAGGTAGTGGTAAGTCTTTAATGTTGACTGCTTTGAATCACATTAGAAAGACAGTCAAGATAGATGGTAAACTTTACAATCCTACTAAGTCAGATTTTTTATATCAAAGAGTCAATTTAGATACTCAGATTCTAGCATTTGATGA